CAAAACAATACGACCTTTGCGGAACAAAGGGGTCTAAAGAACACAGTTCAAAGTTTTGGACGCATCCGCATCAACGGAGACGCCGCGCCCATTGTTCACCGCGTGGCGTTTATTCGCCCCTGCCCCGCAGAAGATTGCCGCGGCTTTCTTAGCACGGCGTGGAAGTGTGGTATGTGTAATAAGTACACCTGTAAGGATTGCCACGAACTCAAGGGCGCCCGTCAAGACGCCGCTCACACCTGTCATCCAGACAATATAGCATCGGCGGCGGCGATTATTGCCGAAACCAAGCCGTGCCCCAAGTGCGGCATTCGTATCTGGAAGATTCAGGGATGCGACCAGATGTGGTGTACAGGGTGTAACACCGGTTTCAGTTGGACAACGGGACAAATTGTCATCGGTCCCATTCATAACCCGCACTACTTTGAGTGGATGCGCCGCAACAATCAAGCTCCTCTTCCCGCTGCTCCTGTATTCAATTGCGACGTTGCCAACGAGGATCAGATACATATGGTGCTAGACACGCACAATCCCCGTTCTACAAAGGCGTGGCTGCTAGAAGCGTGGCGCATCCTACGAGAAGAGCAGGACCATCGCCCATCTAGAATTACCGAAGAAGAAGCGCATCGTATCCTACGTGTTCGTTATCTTGTGGAAGAGATCACCGAGGATGAGTGGAAACAGAAGATGCAGCAGGCGGAGAAAAAGTACAGATATATTCGTGCGGTACAACAGGTTCGCGAAACTATTGTAGGCGGAGGTCAGGATATTCTTCGCCAGCTTCTACAACCGGCACACGATACATATAAGATTAAAGAGCAACTCAAAGACCTACTGGCGTTCTGTAACAAGTCGTATGAGACCATTGGCAAGCAGTTCAACTGTAAAGTAGAATCCTACATGCTTAATGTAGATGCAAGGCATGAGGTAAACATCAAGCTGTTTGAGGAGCGACGAGCAAACGATGTCAAGTCAATTCATGCACATGTAAAGTCTGCAACCGACATGCTAGACACCCTTATTACGGAGATAAATTCTTCTACGTGTGACATAAAAGTTGTTACAAAATACAAGTACTCTATCATACATTACATTGGATATACTATGAGGCTCATACAGGGCTACCTACGAGAGGAAGCGGCTATTGCCATCGAGGTCGCCGCTGAAAGGGCGCCCACGGCGACTACTTAGCGTTCTTATGAAACGAAATAAGGTACTCAGGATACGCCGCTTCGTCGTGCTTGATAACAAAGATGCCGGCAGCAGTGTTGCCTCCCGTATCCGCACCTACTGCCACACGGTTTATAAATAAGAAACTCTCACCCGTCTCGGTAATATCGGTGTAGTTTTTACTCAAAGAGCCGGCTTGCGCAAAATAGGTCCCGTGCCCATACGCCGAAACCTTATTATACGATTTTTTGTATCCAGTCTCGCAAATGGAGGCGATAGACTTTGCGGAGGTTCCGTGAAATAGGCGCATCTCTTTTACATCATTTGCCCCCACAAATGTTTCGTACCGTGTTAGAACTTCAGGATTCACTACGCGTTCAATATAAAGCACGCATGCGTTAGGAAACGATTTTCTTACTTCTTCATCAAGTTCGTCGTATAATTTGTTAGAAAGCAAGATTGGCTCTCGGTAATACGGCATTGCCTTTATAACAATTTGTAGTGCGTATTTCATTTTTTGTCGGGTCCACATAAGGACACCGCGCTGTAATTAAGTAAGATGCCGTTTTGGTCAAAAACTGTTGCCGCACCCCGATGGATTGACACTTGGTTCACCGACCGACAATCCCGTTTTTTGCGGTTGAAGCCTCCCGCTGAACCTAAAACGCCCGAAGGACTTTCCCCTCCTGTGCGTCTAACAATTGATGATGTGGGCGCATTGTCGGCATTTTGGACGGCGTCGTACGGCGGCGACGACTGGTACATGGATGCCCAACCGGCGTGGGTTTCGGCATATTTGAAAGACGCCTCCGTAATTGTGTTAGGAGCGTTTGACAATGGGGGTAAACTTGTAGCTACAATTGTAAGTGCGCCATTTTCGGGTGGAAACACCGAATTATCAACAGGGGCAATGCTAAACTACGGTGCTATGCGCGTTATTGAGGGACTCTGTTTGGCAAAAGCGTGGCGTTCGCGCGGTGTTGCCGGCTACATGATTGGAATGATGGATTGCTGGACATCAATGAAGCTGCCCGTGGCGCACCTTTGGGCACGCGAAACTGCGTCTGTACCGTTTTTTAGCACCGCCCTACGAACCGATACATACGCAATGGCGCCGACGAATAAACTGGTCGGCTCGATCAGCTGTGAGAAAATGGAGTGGTCGCACTTTTCGGATCTTTGGATGCGGTCGTTTCGTAGTTGGATGATGAATGAGGGCGAAGGAAAACCGCCCCCGCAAATTGTGTCTACAAAACCTATAAATCGTACCGACCATATTGATGTCTGGGTTACAAAGAAGCGTCCCGATGTAGACGCAGAGCTACGTAAGGTCGTTGTTGTCGCAAATACTCGGCGGCGTTCCATTCCTGGTGATGAACGGATTTTTGAAGTGATCTGGTGCGGATATTTTGTCGGCGGCAAACTCAAACCCAACGCCGGCACCCGTGGATTTCGGTACGTTCTTGAATCGGTTGGCGTGGGCTATAAGGATTCGTTATTGTTTGCGTCCAGCGGCTATTTGGGAGGCGAAGCGCGTCCCAGTTGGGCAGAACCGTGGCGGTACGGTCATAGCGGGGTTCATTCCTGGCATATTTACAATTACATGCCACCGGTATTTGGATCCTGTGAAATTATGGCGGTCCGTGATGAAATCTAGAGTGGAACCAGAATGGTGGCAGACGGCGTAGAGCGCGTCGCAGCCGTCGCAGCCGTCGCAGCCGTCGCAGCCGTCGCCGCCGCACTTCTAAAAACAACCGTAGATAAATTCACTATATTTATTCAAAAAGAGTCTATAAAGATTCATTTTGAATTAGTGTCTAAAATTAATATACCCGATAAGTAGGGTGACAATGTCAAAAACATTAGAAAATTATGAAGAGAACATCTATGCCGAGATTAAACGAAATTATAACAGGGCGGTGCGTTCAGGTACACCGGCGACTCGCGCTGCTCGAAATGCGAACTATCGTCGTAGTACGGCAAAAGTTGTTGCCGCCAGCCGCAAATCTAGAAATGAGAAACGAATTCGAAAAGGCAAACTACCAAGAATATCGTGGAAAAATAATAGTAATACGAGCGGAAATAACACAAATGGTAACACTAGCGGTAACAACAGTAATGCAAGTAGTACTGGGGCAACTATTCATAATACCCGTAAAAAGGGAGTTTTGTGGAGAAATAATGTAAAACCGCCTGCAGCTGCGCCTAAGCCTACACCATCACCGGCACTTCCTGTAGTTGCCTGCCCAAAATGTAAAACACATTTACAACCTCCGCGTGGCGCTCCTGTGTTTGCTTGTGGAACATGTGGACAACATATGTCGGCACCTTCACCTCCTCCGCCGCCTCCGCCCCCACCGCCACCCCCGCCGCCGGTCGCCGTTGTGGATCCATCAAATGTCATCCGCCAGCAAGAAACTACAAAAATATTATATGCTGTTCAGGAAAAATGTAAGGCTCGTGTAAATAAAATATACGAGGCTCAAACATATATTAAAACTATCGAAGAAAATATTCAAAAGAAAATAGATCCTACCCAACCTCCAGTATTTACGAGTAAACCTGAATTTGCCTGGACAGCTAGAGCGCGTTTGGCAGGCGAAATGGCAGATTTATATTCTACCTTACATAAGCGTATAGTAGAATTACTAGAATTAATAAGTGTATATATTGCTTGTGTAGAAGAGCGTATACAAATGATAGAAAAATATGCCCCGCTGAAAAAGGAATTTATAGCTTCATTGCATAGTGAAATACAAAAGACACTTAAATATAGATCCGAGTTGGAAGAGAAAAATAGTAAGGTAATCGGAAATTATCATCAAGCAAAAAAGGCGCAAACAGATGCGAAAGAGGAGTGTACAATTAGTGGATAAACTGGCGATCTAAGACTATAAAACTCTAGAGAATAGTAGAAAAGAAAAGGACATGGGGTGTGACTATTATACATGGATAGAAACTATCATTGTATATAAGGATTTATCAGGTGTAGTTGGACAGTTTGTAGAGCGTAGTCCAATCCAGCGGTGCTATGAGACTGTTGAAGATGTAGATACTGATTTCAAATTACCGCTAACGACTAGCCAAATTCTAAATGAAGAGATACGGATCTACGGAAAAAAGATAATGTTCACAGCCGGACTGTGGATATGCCACTACAACGGAAAAATGCGAATCCGTGCGATATGTGAGGTGAACGGGATTCCGTTTGATTCACTTGTAGAGGTGTATAAACAGATGGGAGGACGAGTTGCTTAGATCTGCGCGGACTAGAAGAACGACCGAGCAGTCGCCGGTGAATTATTCGCAACTGACGAAGACGAAGACAAAGACGAAGACAGAGACGGCGATGGCGTTGCCGCTCTAGACAGCGGGGTGCTCACATTAATCACAGGTTTATTTTGCGACGGTGTTGCCTTTCTCTTCGGTCCCCGTTTCATCATACGACGGCACTTCTTTGTTTTACGATTAAAAGTTTCGCCATTCGGGCAAGGCTCGCGCGCACCCTTCTTATCACGGCATTCCTTCGTCGTTCTATTTCGTGTTTGACCCGGCGGGCACGGCGGCTTCGCTCCCTTCTTATCTCGGCATTCCTTCGTCGTTTTATTCCGTGTTTGACCTGGCGGGCATGGAGGCTTACCACCCTTCCAGTTGGGAATTTGACTTGCTGCACTCTTAGGATACCACTTCCCTGTGAGTATACTTTCATTACTTCCACTTGCATTGTTTGTAATAGTAGAACCCGTAGATCCCAGCCAATTATTACTGCCATAGGATATACGAGATACATTGGACGGCGAACTCATGGATCGCCCCTCCCAGTTAAGATGAGTGTTAATAACTCCAGTGGGTAGAAGTTCCTCAAACAGTTCAATATAATAATTAAACATAAATGGAATAAAATAACCGAGTTCATCCTTGAGTTGCGCATATGTATCGGGAATCATGACATTATCTCTTTGAAACATTTCCCGTTGACCGTGCGCCTGCTGAATAAATTTACTAATACGATCTATATATTGCTCCTGGGTTTCGTTGGATGGATTGTAAGGGCGTGATATAACAATTTCAAATAGCCGCCGAGAACCATCTAGATTTCTAACAAGTTGTGCTACTGCTGGATTGGGGTCGCGGCGATAATCTTGGACAATATCCTTAAATCGGGCAAATTTGCCGCACTGTGACGACTCCGTTCCAATATTACTGTTGCGAATGGGTCGCGCACCCATACACACCCCGCTTTTTAAGGTGCGCTTAAGGCGGCGTGTAGCATTACGAAACCGATTTTTAAGTGTCATCGGTTCAGAGGACATGGCTTCTTACTTTATCGGTCTAAAATCGGCGCGGGGTGAAATGAATAACCATGGATTCGCCCTCGCCGCCGCCGCCGCCGCCGCCGCCGTTTGATGAACATGAACTTGCCGAATTTGCTTCCGCTCGCCAGGCGGCGTTAAACCAAGAGGATATTGGTAGTATTCGTATGTACGGTATTCAGGCACGCGTTGAAGATATGATGGGTAGTATTCGTATGTACGGTATTCAGGCACGCGTTGAAGATATGATGCGTGAGATGTCCAAAGATGAACTTCTCGGCGCGCACATGGTTCTGAGCGTATTATCGCACCGACTTTGTAAAATCTTTTTTGAAGAGCATATATCATTTGACCGTAAGGCGCTTGTAAAAACGATTGAAGAGCTCTGGGAGATTTCGTGCGAAATTCGCATGCATAAGTTTCCAGATACGCCGCCGCCTGATGCTACCGAAACCACCGCAGCAGACGGCGCCACGCATTGAATTTGTGTCATACTATGACAACTGTTCAACTATTCTTATACGCGTTCTGGTGTAATGTTTGATCGGCAAACTCAATGGGATTTTTCGGGGCGTTGTTCTTTGTGTTTGTCCGTGGTGCGACCGGGGCTGCCGTCACGCTCCGTGGAATCTCGCCCCTACTTACCTGCGTGAACTCCTTAATCGCCGTCTTGTACACCGATTCCACATTCAGGTAATGATTCGCAAGAAGTTCGCGTCCCTCCTTGACAAATTTATCCAATACAACCTCGGCGCCCGCCGGATCGGTCACAAACACCTCCGTAAGCCGCAACTGGAGACCGCCCTGTAATCCCATATTCTTGAGACGCAGCATCTTGAACATGAGTTTCTCAATTGCCTCCATCTGGTCGTCGTATATACGGCGCAACTTCTGGTGGGCGTTCTTGAGTACCTTTTGCTGATCTTCCACGTAAGTCGTACGCTTACCGGTGGTGAGATTGGCGCAAAACGCCGACGCCAGCGTCTTGGGCTCTACAAACGCAAGTTGCGAGAATTCTGTTACAGAAACACCACTTGGCACATAAGGTTTTGCAATATCGTTGGATAAAAACTTGGATGCAACTTGCGTGAGCTCCTC